CGCTATCCCTTCACTTACCGCCATCATGATTTCATCGTCCATATCAACAGCAGGTTTACGTAACAACACACTAAAATCCTCTGGTGATAAGTCTTTACCACCACCAAAAACACTGGCAACCGTGAAATTAAGACCAGAAAAAGCATGATCGATAAATTGAATGGTGAAGGGAGTTTCATTAAAGAAGTGTAACCAATCAGCGAGCTCAGTCGCTGTCATCTCACTGAGCATTCTGCGCCAATCAGCACGTTTAAATTCATGTGATAGGCGCAGAATAAATTGATGTTCACGGGCAACTACTTTTCCAATGACTCTTCCTGTGCATCACTGTGAATATTTTCATTTTCCGTGTTTTCAGTTTGTGCCATCCCGCTAATCACCAGCACTTCTTTAGCTGCAAGAGCGAGTGCTTCAGGATTCCATGTAGAAAGAACATCATTGTAAATTTTTTCAACATCATTCGATCCACCGTGGGCTAATGAACGAGATACTAGCCAAGCGTTAGATTCTGTGTTTACACGAATAATCAGGGCGGTTTTTTTAACACCTTCCACTTTTTCAATATCGTCGTTTTTTTCTGCTTGCTCGACTAAAAAATCAAAGTATTCAATACGCTGTAATGCTGATAATTCATATAACGCAATAGACTCACCGCTGTAAGTAAACTCTTTTTTCTTTAAAAACATGTTGTTACCTTTTATTCATTATCTTTTTTAATAACGGGCGCACTTTTTCCTTGCTCTGACGCTGATTTAATTTCTTCTGCAAGCGCAGGACGGCCACTGTTGGTGATCTTAATGGTACGAGTGATCACTTCTTTCGCAGGTACCGTTTTTCCAAGCGAACTAACCCAACCTCGATAAATATCGACGGCCCCATTGGGGTAACGAATACGGTAGTGACGAACATCCCCCAGTTGGAACCAATCAACCAGATCTTTTTGACCCTGTTCACCCGGTTTCCATGCCAGCGTGATGTTGGCCTCACCCGCTGATTTTTCCCCCTGAGCAGTGGCTTTCCAGTCCGCATCTTCGTCATCAAGATAGTTATCGTTATAACTGTCTGCGGTAATTTCACCCGGCTGTAGCTCTTTAATTTTCGCCAGTCGTGTCCAATCCGTATCAGTAAACGGATCTTTTAATGGGTCTTCGGTACCGCTATAAATCCAAAGCGTGGTACCAGCACCCTTTACGGGTGCCAATGGGTTTGGTGTAGGCATAATGATCCCTTTTACATTGAATAATTAATTTGATAATGGAGATCGACCGACCCCCACAACCCCATTTCTTCATCACGATAGTAGTCGTAGCCGTTAGGGGTCATATTCTCGATAAGCTCGGACAGTGCGGGAATGAAGGTCAGCGCAGGATAAATCACGGCTTCAACCCATTTATCTAACTCAGCATCAGGGTTATTCGCACTGAGAAAAACTTCTATGTGAACAATTGCTTGCCAACTATCTTCATCGAGATTTTCACCTGTTGAAATAGCATCGGTGATGTACACCGCAATGGCTGGAAAGTCGTTTTCATCCACAAAAAAAGGGCGACCATCAAAGACTGTCACCCCATTGGCATGAGGCTCAATCGCCTCTTTAATTGCATGTCGGATCTGTGTATGTTTGATCACCAAATCCTCCCTTTTATATAAAGCCGTAACTGTTGCTTTAAGGCCGACGCCATTTCTTTGGGCATATCAGATTGAAGCAATTTCTCTGACTCTTCGGTGTAAGCTGTTGTTAGCGGTGTGACGAGCGGAATTTTCACCACCTCGATGGGATAACGGCTTTGACCAACTCGCTGAAGAATATGCCAACGGCCATTATCAAGCTGTTGAATAAAAGCATGAGGAAAAGAAAATCTCCCCACCTTCAAAACACTTCCAGCGCCTTTCTGATTACCTCGTTTTCTTGATAGCTGAACTCGCGCATTACCTAGGGCAATGGCCGGCAAATTACCCCGATTTATCACTAATCGAGCGCGAGGCGTTTTATAACGGCTACTCGCTCGATTAAGTCGAACACGTTGACGGATCAGGCGTTGAGGTACTTTGGTTTCGGCTGAAACCCGTTTAACACTATGGCTAATGACACGGCGAGCAACACGATTAATCGCCATTGCCGTTGCTTTCGGGACCATTTCATCATTAATGCTATTCAGGTTTTTAATGGCTTGCGCTAACCCTTTCATATCACCCACCTATTTGATCCAAATATGTGGTTTCCCATTAAACTTTTGGTGTCGAATGACTTGATAGGCTTCCCCCTCAATTTCTACGGCGTCACTGCGCTTAGGGTGATATGTTGAAGAAAAAACAACATAGCTCACCCCGTCACCACTCATCGGCCCCAATTCAGGGATAAAGTGAGATTCGAGTGCTTGATAAAAAACACCATTTATATGGATGGGAACCCCCATCCGCTCAGTGGTCGCGTTATCCATTCTTTTTATTAAGTATTCAAATGGATTCATCTATGTTGCCTTAACCTTGAGGGGTACCCGCTGATGGCACAAAGACATTGAGTTTAATCGTGACATGTTCACTCGATGCATCCGCATCATCCCAAACCACACCGGCAGGTGTACCACCAGTATCCACCACAACATTGTCTTTAACAGAGGCCACTACTCCCGCTTTTAAGGCAATTCCCGTTTTCTTGTTCAGTAAGAAAACACCTTCTGCAAAACCATCACCGGTTTCGTTAGGTTGAATATCCGTGATCGCAACACAAGCAACCGCGCCAACGTGTACCAATTGACCACTTTTAATGATCTCTTTTGTGTTGTTGGCAATTGCAATTGTGCCACCCTGTTGTACATAATTTTTAGCCATAAAAACTCCTTCCGATGCCGAAGCACCGGATTTTAGATATAAAAAAAGCCCATCAGGGCATCAGGATAAAACGAAGAAAAAAGACGTCTTACTTACCCGTCACTTTCAGCAGACCACGATAATCAACCGGTGCTACACCCGCATCAATACGCACTTTTGTCGTGACACCATCAGAAGTGAAACCATCAAGCTGATCAATATACGGTAAATCAATCCCGTTTAAGTACGCTACCTCAATGGTGTCGCTACCTTGACGTGAAACCATATACCAATCTTTCTCGCTCGCATCATCTAAACGAGGTTCAGCGATAATTTCCGCTAAATCACGCACTGGATTAATGATATTGGCATTAACATCTGCGCCTTTCACACTACCCGATTTAACCACTTGGATAGCTTGTGTTTCGAGTGTGGTCGGTACCAACATAAATGCCGGACGAATATTGAGTGTTCGTTCACCTTCTTTTTGTTGACGCATAGCAGTACGACCCGCACTGATGGTTTCTACATCCATCCCGCCCGTGAGCATGTTTTTATGATCGGTACTAAATAGTGCTTTTTTATCGCTCATTTTTTCATTGTCGATAAGTACCGCATACACCAAATCACCGATGGTGGCTTTCGCTGCTTCACCTAATTTCTTTGGTACATCCGTCAACATATTCATGTCATCATTGATAATAGCTTGACGGCTAATACTGAATAATTCACCGTAAGTTGCCAGCGCGATGGTTTCGCCTTTATCGTTCAACGTAACGTATTTATACTCAGCGCCTTCACGCACTTTACGTAATGAAGGGAACGCCCCTAACCCCACACGATGTGCAGTTTTAAAGTCACTGAGTTGTCCTTTTTTCGTCCATTTCTCAAAGGTTTCGTCATTTTCTTCCCAACCAAGCAAAATCGCTTTATTCGCGACATCCAGCAGGATATTACCGAAATCAGAGGTGCTGTGCGTAAAGGCCATACCAACCATTTGCATCGGATTATACGTAGCCACGCCAACACCACGCTCCGTCAGTGATGCGCGTGCTAACTCACGCAGTGTCATGCTGTTATAGGCGTTATCTTTTTCATAATCCTGATAACCCGCACGCGCCATCACAGAGGCGCGCACACTGTCACCGACGATATTGCCGTTTCCTGCGTAAATATGCGCATTATCTTTATTGGATGGCTCAGGATTTTGTTGCTGTGCAATCGTATTGAGCAATTGCTCACGCGCTTTTTCAACAGAACAGTTCGCATCTGCTAAACACGTGATCATTAGCTCATTATGACGACCACCGAACATGGCAAATAAATCTTTAATGCCATTTAAGCGTGTTTGCTCATCCGCAAAGGAGGCGCTAGGCTGTGGCTCTGGTGAAGAATTTGGTTGAGGCTGTTGCGTAGGTTTAGTAGTGTTTTTGGGGGTAATTTGATTTTTAATTGCACTTGGCATAGATGAAAATTCCTCAATTCGTTTAGATGTAAGACTTGCCATTGCTTTCACTGGCTCAATCACTTTATCGGCGAAACCGTGTTCAACACACTCGTCACCATCAAGCCATGTTTCCTGCTCTAACATGGCGGTAATTTCTTCGGTTGTTTTCCCTGTTTTCGCCACATAAGCAGGGATTAATACGTTTTCTAACTTGTCGAGTAAGTCAGCATATTCACGCATATCATTCGCATCTCCCCATGAGACACCCCACGGTTTGTGGATCATAATCATGGCATTTTTCGGCATAATGACCGTATCCCCGACCATCGCAATAACTGAGGCCATTGAGGCGGCCAAACCATCGATATAAACCGTAATTGTTGCAGAGTGGTTTTTAAGTTGGTTATAAATGGCGATACCATCAAACACTTCACCACCGGGGGAGTGAATATGCAGATTGATATGACTGAGATTACCCAGCGAGATTAAATCTTCCGTAAAGCGTCTTGCGCTAATTCCCCACCCACCGATTTCATCATAAATATAGATATCCGCCGTTTGGTCTTCTTTAGCCTGCATGCGAAACCAGCTTTTTTGATTTACTGGCCCCGACATTTTAGGCATCATCATCGATTTCTTGTTGTTTAGCATCTTGTGCCCCTTTGTCATTAGCAGGATCAGTATCAAATACCAGTCCTAATCGTTTATTTTCGTCAATTTCGGTTTTACGACGACGTTTCACATCCGCAGGGTTGCCCCCTTTGGCGCGTATCCAGTCACTTTCTGTTGACGCACCACCGCGTAACAAGGTTTTCCAAGCCTCAGACTCTTTCTTCGGATCAATCCATGGCATTACAGGGCCACTGTAAACCGCATTAAACAAGGATTTAGGGTCAACATCAGGTGGAACGGTGACCACACCACTGGCTATCGCCATTTTCAACCAATTGCGATACATCGGACGTGTGATGCCTGCCACAAAGGTATCTTGGAAAATGTTATAACCTTCAAATGACTCCACCAGCTCTTGTCGCTGAGCGCTATACGTACCGTTATAGTCACGGGCGATACTGGAATAACTCCCCCGACTGCCCGCAGAAACCGCGCGTAATTGTCCATTGCGAAACGATTGTAGGTTGGGGTTGGGTCGGTCTGATTTGATCATGCCGACTTCTTCACCCGGTTTTAAACCGTCGTAAATCATGCCCGGCTGAATATCAATATTACGTTGCTCATCTTCGTCATAGTCACCCTCAGGGAAAGAGCTGGCATCGCCTTTTTTGATGTACATGCCTAATGAAGCTGCAATACGTGCGGAGGTTAATTCCGCATCTTCGTAATCTTTTAACGCACTTAAGCGCATTAAGATCCCCGAAAACAAACTGACACCTCGCGCTTGATGGAGCCGACGAGTGAATTTCAGGTGCAACATATTTTCGGCATCAATGGTTTTGATATCCCCTAAATTGGCACTAAATTGAGGGAGATTTTTATATACCTGATATCCTGTGGGTCGCCCCCATTCATTGAATTTAATGCCTTGAATAATCTTGCTTTCAGGCATATTCATGTGGATCGGCACAAAGTCAGGCTCTAAGGCTTCGAGCCAAAAATAGATATTGGCTTGAGCCTCTAATCCTTTCGCTTTACCTTTGACCAGTTGAGCAAACACTTCGCCATCACGTAACCACGTTCTGACCAGTAAACGCTCTAATACAGGGCGACTAAATTGTCCGGTTACTTCGGGCAATACTGACCACTCCGCCCAGGCTTGACGAATTTGTGAGGCTAAATCTTCATGAATTTGCCCTGCACCATCGAGAGGCTGAGGCTCAACAATAATGCCTTTTGCCCCGACAATGCGCTCTTCCATCTTATCGAGAATACCGATAGAGATATCATGATTGTTATCTAGCCATCGCGCTTGCTCGCGTAAGGAAGTACCACCAAATTGCGTCAATTGGTTTGCATTACGATTTTCACGTTTAGCGGGATGAGTACGAGTGGGTAAAACGGCTTCATAAGCTTTAATTTGTAAGCGAGAGCGGAGACGCGAGGCTTGCCAGTTTGGGGCAAAATAACCAATGGCGCTGTCTAATAATGTCATCTAAACCTCGCTAGTTTATACATTGGATTGCCTCGTTTTCTCGATATCAATGCCGACAAACGAGATTCCCAACGCTCACGACCTTTTATGATCTCGTTGAGATTTTCCATTGTCATGGCTTGTCCATTAAAAGTGATGGATTTGCCTTTTAATACCGCCTCTTCCGCTAAACGGTATTGCTCAATCATGTGTTCAATTTCTTCTTTCGTCATATCCAGCCTCCGCTGTTTGATACCGGTGCCCATGCTGATACCGCAGGCGTTTCCTGTTTTGGGGTTTCGGGTGAGGGTTTTATTTCAGGCTCTGTGGCGATATCGGTAATTGGCGAGGAGGAGGAAAGTGTCACATCAGGTAACCTTGCCCATTTAGGCGGTTTTTCCCAATTGATCCCTTCGTACCCCTTTAATATCACCAAGGCATGGGCGTAAACCATTAGGTCAAATGCCTCATTAGCGCCTCGACCCGGTTTTTCCCAATGCCCTTTTTCATCACGCTCTTCATACGTCAACTCGTCATAGAACGATTCATCCAACCAATCAGGGAAATGGATATAGTTAGGCCCTACGGTATCGCGCGATAACGCAGAACTGATCCGGTCCTTAAGTTGGTCAGTTTGCAGTAAATAAAGAGGCACATCCCCTTTGGCTTGGGCGCGCCGTTCAGAACGACTGGTGTTATCGGGGAATGACTTGGTGATTAACTTACTGCGTTTATGCCCGTCACCCTTAAAGAGATAGACTTTACGATGCAGTCCCTCTTTTCGACAGCGACGCCAAAATTTATAGGCATTATCAGTAACGCCATCTTCACCGCCGGAGTCTACCCCCAACATCATGATCCCCATCTCATGGTGAGGATAGTGCTGTAATGGGTAGGTTTTCTCTAATACATCGGTGATTAATACTTGCCAGTCCTCAGGGTAAGAGCCCGGATCAATTCGCCGGCACTCACCGTTATTGCCATAACGTAGGGATTGAGTGATTTCAAAGCAGTCAATCACCCAGCGTTCGCCTTTTTCACCATAACCGACCACTTGCACCACAAAGCGACGTTTTTTACCGCCTTGCACGTCAACCGTGGCAACCAAGAACCGCACGCCTTCTGGTACCACTGATTCTTCCCAACTTTCAACACGATTAATCAGTTCATCACTCCGGCGTTGTTCTTGTGCTGTGCGCGGTAAATAAGGCAAGCCCCAGTCTGTATTGGTGACCGCTTTTAGGGTTTCTTCACTGCCGGTTAATTCGTATTCTTGTTCTGCAGTTAGTAACTTATAAACTAACTGAGACAACGTTTGATAAGCAGCTGCTGGGCCTTCCATCCAAAAAGAGGCAATACGCGAACGACGCCCTGTACCTGATATCCTTCCTTGCTTATCAATGGACTGTCCTTCAATCAACCACACCCCTTTATTATTGAGCTCCCGTTTTTGATGGGGTTCGATACGACCTAAACAGTGCTGACACTCCACATACGCAGATTCACTTGCTTCTACGGGATCTGGCTTGTCACGATATCCTTTTACCGCATCATAAATAGGCTGAAAATATTCGTGGCAGTGAGGACATTGCCAGTACCAGCGACGGCGATCACCCCGATTATAAAGTGATAAAATACCCGTTGTGGGCGGAGCTTCGTGAGGAGACAAACGACGCCATTTAGTATCGGTAATATCACGCCCCGGAGAGCTTTCTACCAGCGTCATACCCGCAGATATAAAGGTGGTTGTCCGTTTTGAGGCTAAAGAAAAGCCATCTCCTTCACCGTCAATATCTTCGGGAAAACGGTCATAATCGGTGAGTGCCACACACTTAAAGTCAGATGAGGACATCACATTAATCGATGGCCACCCCATTTTTAAAAAACTGCCCGATAAAAAGTATTTATCAAACACGTTGTTATCGTTACGACGAGGGCTGAGTTGTTTGCTGACTTCAGGACTGCAACGAAAGGTGCGAGAAAGCCGTTTTTTACTGTGCTCTTGTGCTTTATCTTGCGTCATTTGCACCAGCAACATATCAGAAGGATCGCACACAATATTGTAAATCACCCAGCCATCAATTAACCCGACCGTCTTTCCTGTTCTTGCAGGACCCACAAATATCACGGCATCATAGAGCCGTGACGATAAACAATTCATAGGTTCAACAATGTAAGGAGATACTGCCGGATCCCAAGGAACCGAGTTACCCGCTCCCACAGGTACGCGCATATATTTTGCCACAGCATCCGCAACTGGCATTCGCCTCGGTGCTTTAATGAGTTGAGCCACATTTTTTCTTAATGTGGTTGCTGACACTGTTGCTGTCATAACTCATCCTCATCGCTCTCTTCATCATCCGAATTATCACTTAAAACTTGATGTGCTATCTGGTCGCGCAGATCATCAATAATACCTTGAACACGGGATACGGCTGTCGGTGTTAACGCGCAATCACGTTCTAATATGTCAGGTAACGTTTCCAGCACTTGCACCATCGCTTTAGCCAGTGCTGAATATTCTCGTGCAACGTCTGAGGCCGGCAATAGCTCCCCCACTTCTTGTTCAAACTTCAAACGCTCCCGCTCAGACTGATACCATGCCTTCCGATCTTGAGGTAGCATTTCCTGATTTTCGACAGGGGGTGGCGCCTTCATCATTTCAGATAAAATATCAGTGAGTGCGTAGAGTTTTAGATTTGAACTATTGCCCGCAACAGGCTCTAAATGGTTAAGACGGGCGGAAGCTGTTTGTCGATGGACGCCAGAAAGTGCTGCTATCTGGCTGATATTGAGCTTTAAGTGTTTGAGTTCTTTGTCCATATTTCATTTGTTTTATTCCACTCCCGGAAGATAGATTTGAGCTTCATTAATAATTCGCTCTCTTGCCATTAGCAGTAATTGTTTTCTACCACCAACTCCCCAATTAGCCATTGTCCTTGCACAGTGACTGACATTTTTAGTTTCCGCATTAATGACATGATCTAGCTTGTTCAATTTAGACATAACATCTAAACCTTTTCTCGTCGCATCTTTAAACTTGTTGTAGACAAGAATTTCAAACTCAGGCTTTAACCAAGCTGCATACCGAATAACAACTAACTCTAAAGCCCAAGTCCCCTGATGAAGTCCACCTTTAATTACTTTAACCGATGCACTTTTTGTTGCATCGCTTAAAGCTTGAACAAACCGCTTTACTTGACGACTCTTCAAAAATGCACCGGGTCTTTGTGATTCCGTTGCTTTATCATCCGCAACAGCAGCCGCATGCAGATCATTTAAGTTATATCTACCCTCACTATCAACACGGACAGATACACCATTAATACTGACTCTTGGATATTGCATAACGTATTTCCTGCATTTGAAATGAACCCTCGTTCACATAGAAAATCAGCCCG